TTGGTACTTGATTTGACGTATTTATCAAAAACGTTTAAGCAATTGTCTGCTAGAACAATACTGTCTTTCAATCCTAATGGAACATCAATTTTGTCAGAGGGAAGTCTATCGAATGCCTTTGAGTTTCCTGTCATCTCTGTGATTACAAATCTGGCTTTCTCACCTGCTAAGTATTTGACCATGCATTGAGTATAGGTGTTCCTATCGGATACAGAAGTGCCTTTTAGTGTGAGTCTTGTAACAGAAGGTGATGTTGTTGGCTTAATGAATGTTTCACACTCTTGGTTACTTATGAAGCTTAGGATTGTTTTTGCATCATCCATTTTGATAGTCAATTGGGTAACAAGCATCCTTGTGAGATCCGTAACAGCAACATTTTGAGCCATAGTTTCCAAAATCTTCTTTGAATCAGCAAAAGAACTCGTTAGGAGCTTAGTTTTTATATCAGAATAGGTTATCACATCTCCTTCAGAATAGCCAAACGATTTCAAAGCTGATGACTTTGATATTTTCATTATCCTTCTCTGCGACGAAACCCAGGGGTCTGTATATCTGATATAAAAAGAGTTAATTCCTTCCGGTGTATCATGCAAAGTCATATCTGCTGTTCTTGAAACATTAAATATGAAATTCGAAGCTGAAGGCCGGTTCTTTTTCAGTGATGCAAACTCGTCAGGAATGATCCACTTAGACATTTTATTTCGCCTATCAAACATGGATAATTTTCTGTCTGTCCTCAACATACTGAATAAGCCCATGGGACCTGCATTTCTTAATATTTTTAGATCTTTATTGTCTTCACTAATGTTGTTTGAATTTGATCGGGAAAAATCAGCAAGATTGAATTCTTCAGGTTTTGACGTTATGTTACTCACATAAATTTTTGAATAGTCTTCAGCAGAAATAAAATCAGCACTTCTCAGATAGCAGTTTGAAATCGCTCCGGAAATGGCAGACGTAAACGGTTCAACAACAGGAAAACCTCCCAGTTCAACAGGCTTATAGAATTGCGTTGCATTACAAAATTCCCATCTGTTCCACTGTTCAGTGTGCATAACTAAATTGAGAATTGACAAAATCACTGATCCTGAATAAGATCCTCCAGCTGCAAAATAATTTGAAGCGTTTGACAAGGCAACCATGAAGTCCTGAAAATGATTCTCGCCCGATCCCACATCTAACTTGGAAACCCGTTGCTTAATCGAAGGTGTTGCCATTTTGCCATTCTTATAAAATACAGAATTGAATTCGGCTATGTGTGGGTTCATTGCACTCTTTGCATCATTCCTCAGTATGTTCATTAAGTTTCCAACACCGATTATGACGTTGTGAGCATAAATCATCATTGATAAGAAATCTTTGTTTTTTGACAAAAATATTCTAGATGCATCATCTGATGTCACATAAATTTTAACAATCAAAGACGTACCGTAATTGGAATTGAGAACATCTTCTTGAACAGCCGACATTACACCGTGGAAAAGTGAAGATGTTGAGTGAAAGATTCCCTGGCACATACCGTATCTGAAATTCCTATCGTAAACTTGATTAGTTAAGTCATCATAATGCTCTTTATAAAATGAAGACAAAGGCGCTGAACCTATACCAGTCATATCCTCTTTTGATCCTGTTCCTCTTGCCTTTCTGACATTGAATAATCTTATCAAACTCTCAGGGAATTTTGCTCGCTTATCAAATGTCTTTTGACCTACCATATTTAAAAGCTTAACAAGACCTGGTTCCGTTGGCAAAGCTCCAAGCATCATGATAGAAAAAAAGTGTAACATGTGATTTGGTCCCCACCTTTTCTGATCAGAGTTGTCAAAGAAAACTGTTGGATGTGTCGTCTGTTTACTGGAATCTGATACTGCATCCTCAAATACTATCTCTTTGCTGGCATTTTCCAATAAGTCATACTTTCTCATACTTTTTGCCAAATTGACTGAGACGGTTTCATAGAATAAGGCTCCCAGTCTGAACACTGCATTTAAAACACTTATCTCTCTGTGACCGGTCTGGTCTTTAGGTGTGACTCTATATCTGTAAATGCAATCTCTACCTATTTGAGTAATCACAGAAGTAAAAATAGAGTAATCCTTATCATCAGCCTTAACCTCATCTAAAAACTGTTGGGCAAGCAAAGGATTCTTTGATACTGCATCAGGGTCGTATCCTCGTTCTGCACTGAGTTCTTCCAGGATAGATGAAGCAGCTCTTATTGCCTGTCTCTTATCGGTGGCCGGATTGTGATCCATTGAACCTCTCATTGTGCAAGCTTTAATAGGAGACACATTAAGATCAGAATAGATTGAGTCAATTATGGTTTTGTCAATTTTCACATGCTTTCTAGTAGCAGCAAGAATAAAAGTACATGATGCTCTAAACCTAGAAGCTTTTGATTTGAGAAGAGATCTCGAAAATTCTAACTCATTCTTAAAGAATTCATCAGATGCTAAATAAACCATATCTTCTTTTAAAATCCTATCCTCAGATTCTTTGGAAAATCCAACCAATTCTTGTCTTGCCTCTCTTACCTTTCTGATATAAATTTCATTTTCATCATCTAATTCATTGAAGCAAATGGAAGCGGATACTTCTTGGAATGCCCTAAACTTATTGAATACATTACTATAATACATTGAAGAAACTGCATGATTAAATGAAACACAAGGAAATCTAGTATGAGGAAATACAACAGGAAGCTCACCGTCAACTAAAACTGAAGACATTGAGCCTGCATCTCTGATAATAGATAAGGATAGGCCCATCTTAATCATTCGAGCTGTGTATAAGACTTCCCAATGGTATTTTGGTGTAAAAAAATCAAATTTGTCAGTTATCTTTGATGGGATTGCACCGTAACCTATGGCTGACATGTAAAAGTATCTTGATTGCTGTGACGTTTGTGCAAACACATCCCTGTTGACAAGTGTATGTAATATGTTGCTGCTTATCATATCCGGTATCTGATCTTCGCCAACTTTGCCATTTTTAAGGTTGTTTTCTAAGTCCCAGGTAATCAAAGACAATGCCACATATGGAATTTTTAAATCATAGACAAGTTCATTAGCATTCATTGTATAAAATTCTGATCTAAAGACACCGGTTCTGGTTTTTTTGCACTCTTTCACTAAGTAAGATGTTTTATCTGCTCCAAGACTTCTGCCAATGACTGCGTAATGTTTTGTTCTATACGAATCTTGAGTTGAATTCATCTTGGTAATAGTTACTGAATCGAATGTGCCATTGACTCCAACATAGTAATTCGATCCCTTTGAGGAAGATTTCAAAGATGCAGCAAAACAATTGGCAACCTCATACCTTAACCCTAGGGCAGCTCCAATGTAAGATCTTCTTATAATGGATGTTATTTTTGAAAGCATATTGGTACTCACTATCCCAACAGATCCGAGATCCCTTGACGTTAAGTTACACATAGAGTTAACCTTATCCCATATGGTTGAGACAAGCTGATCCGGATTCCTGCTTAACATCTCTTTCATCATGTGATTCACTGAGGCATCAGCTTCCGCTATTACATTCATACACTTTTCTATAGAGGCTTTTGATTCATTGGGCACTTTCACAGTAGCTTGAGGTTCTCTTAACAATATCCTTCTCAGATTAGGACACATTTCATCATACGAGAACTTGATTGTGAAGATATGGCCTTTGACATGTTTGACAGCTAAGACATAGCCTGAGTCTGCTGATAATATCTTCTTACTAGTGGCATTTGTCGGAAACGCTTGAACAACGTCATAAGATCTAGTTTTCTTCATGAGAACGACCCTGCCTGGGACTGTGGTTGCCACGTACAAAGTGTAAGCTAGAAGATCTTCCTTTAAACTTGACAAAGCTGTGGTTAGATCGTTATGCCTTGAGACTTTTGCAGCGGGATATCTTAAAACTTTCTTCATGGTATGGCATTGATCAGCTAGTCTTCTTAATGAATCAACATACGGCACATGATTCTTACTTTTTGCATTTTTCAATAAAGAAATCATAACATCAATGTCATTAGATGACATAGCCTCTTTAGCTTTTTCTAACAGTGCTGGTCTCGGTGCCTTTTGCTTATACAGATGGCTTACAAAATCAGTGTTTCCTATCCCTGTTACTAGATTATCATATAACTTGTCGACTTGCTCGTAAACTTTCGAAGTGGTTTTGGATGTCTTTCTGGTCATGATTTCAATAAATTTAACGGCGACACTTTCTGGATTGGAATCAACATGAGTGAGTGAGATGTCAATGATAAAATAATAAGGATCAAATCTGTGAATGATAGCACTTGTATTTCCGTGACCGTTATCATATCTGAAACACAATGACTTCAACTTAGATTTTTTCTCTTTTTCAACCTGTTCATCATTCGTTGCCGTAACATCTATGAAATAAATAGTTCCTGTTGAAACCCCTCTGAGTATCACATCACAATCCTCTGGGTAATCTGATGAAAGACCCTCAAATGATTCTAATTCCAATTCTTCATTCAGATCCATATCCACAAAACCAAGCACAACCTGAGTCACTTCAAAAAGGTGAGCTAACCTAGATGCCAAGTATCTATCAGGAGTTAATCTCAATCTGGCGTTCAATCCTTCTGGCATTATCATCAACAGAGACTTGTACAATTCGACACTCATTGTGTCAGACGATAGCAGAAGTTCATTGATTTGGATTGCCTTTTCCAACTGGTATTCGATCGGGTGATGCATTTTGATTGTGGTTTTTGTTGACGAGGTCGTTGAAAATAAGGTAAATAGGGG